AGAATCCACAAATTCCGGCCGCTGCTGTTGCTGTTGTTCTGAAAGCTCCAGAAATCACTCATAGATATCACCTCGCATAAAAAAGGCTGGAGGATCCAAATGGATCTTCCAGCCAGGCCCCTTATATTACCGATTTGTTTTTGTGCGGCAGGGGCCGCCCGCCGAAAGGAAAACGGGCTCGGCTTATAGCCTGAATCCGCACCGGGCTGCATATGGAAGAAAAAACCCGATGCGTGGTTGTCAAGATTAAGCATCCATCAGCTTTGCTATACGATCTACAGCGCGGGTTTCGATACGGCGTGCGGTGCGTTCATCGCAATTCAGGCGCATACCGATCTGGACCCAGCTGCATTTTTGTTCGTAATGGAGCACCAATATGTGTTGCTCATCTCCGGGGAGCTGTGCCACCAGCTTCGACATGGTTGCACGCCGGGCAAGCAGCAGATCAATTTCCGTATCGATCTCTTTCAGAAGTTCACGGGCTTTTTCACCGCCATCTTCATCCAGCCACTTCTTGGCAACCTCTTTATCCCTAAGCAAACGCTTAAGGATTTCTGGCCAACATCCCCAGTTGCTAAGCCGATCCCGTATGTCAGCACGGGTCATACCGTTCAACATATCAACCTCCACTAAAAATACAAAAACGCATCTAACTGGCTACTTATCCCCGGCGGTATTTTCAACCTTGCCGCCCAGCAGCATTTCAGGATGCTCGATGGCCACACGCAGGGGAATCATATCACGGCTGATCAGCAGCTCGTCACCGAAAGGATCCGGAGGATATCCGTTTTCTTTGCGGATTTCGTTGGGACGAAGGCCGCCGCTGCGTGCCAGCTTCTGGTGTCGGCTGCTCATGGCGTCAGTATCGCCGCGGTTAACAGCCTCCATATCCAGCCGGAAGCCATATCCCTTGCAGATGTCCTCATAGGTCACCTGCTTGCGGTCGAAGGCCTGTTCCCATTGGGTCACAATGGGCAGCATGGTCAGCGTCAAAAACTCCATCTTATCCTGTTCGCTGGTGCTGTATCCGGATGCAGTCGTATCACCCAGCATGCGGGGCGGCATGTTGTACACACTGGCCACCTTGCGTTTGGTGATGTTATCCACATCCAGGATCTTCGGATCCATCATGGTGCCGGCGATTTTATCTACAGTTACGCCACCTTCCAGGATAATCACGTGGCCGCGGCTGCTCTTATAGGCCTTCAGGAATTCCTCCGTGCGCTTCTCGCGGGTTTCTTTGTCAAGGTGAGTGGGGAAACTCAGCACAATGCTGTCGGTGAAGCCTTCCAGCTGATTTACACTGATATCCTGCACCTTGCGGTCATAGTCCAGAGTACCGCCCAAAACCTCAATGGGACTGATGCCGGTAACTCCGTCCGTACTCATGTGATGAAGCACAATCATCCAGGTGGAGTGAACAGTAACCGTGCTGCCGTCATCCAGGGTAATTCTGTACCAGATCTCTTTGGTTTCCGGATTGCGAAGAACCGTTACGCGGCGCGGGTCGATGGGATCCATGCGATCCAGCGTTACGCCGTCGGCCTCCGGCACGCACAGAATATATCCAGTGCCATATACCAGGCGGCATGTTTCCACAGCCAGCTTCAGGTTGTAAGGCGTCATGGAAGAATTCGGCGCATATGCTACGCACTTTTCTCGGGGATCATCTCTCTGGATTTCATAATCCTTGTAGAAGTGCATCGGCATACAGGCCAGTGTATTGGCGATGCGGCTCACTGCGGCATATACCGCTTCGCTGCCCTTCAGCTCTTTGCTGGCAATCGCGTTCTGGATAACGCTCCAAAGGGGGAAGGAAGCATCCTTCTTGCTGTTGGCGTCGGGGCGGTCCCGGCTCCGGGGCTTGCGTTTGTTGAAAAATACACCCATATATCAATCCCTCCATCACAGTGAAATAATGGTGAATCCAGCTTCGCCGCTGTAGTGACCGGCCGGATTCAGGCGCATTTGCTCTGCGTGCGCATTGAGCAGCGCAGCAAAGCCATCAATCTTGGAATACCGCCCAGCCTTGCTGGGCAGCCAGTTTTCATGTTCTGCATCGCGGGTGCCCTGGCGAATCTTGATGTTGTCCAGGTACCAGCGGCTCAACGGATTGTTGTTGTGTACCAGCTTGCCGTCCAGCAGAACTTCGCGGATATTCTTCATGGGCGCATTCAGCGTCAACGGTCCCTGGCGCACCACATTCAACTGCAGGCCATCCGCCTGCATGCTCTGCACCAGGCGCATGGCGTTGGCTGGGTCATAACCGATGGATCTGATCTGGTACTTTTTACTAGCTTCCCTGAACCATTGCTGCACCAGTTCATATCGCACGTATTCACCCGGCACAATGGTCAGCAGCCCCTGCATAGCCCATTCGTAGTAAGGAATCTTTTCATTGTCGGCCAGCACCTTCTTTTCGGGAATCCAGGTATGGCCCAGCCAATAATAAGCGCCATCCTCCAGCGCAAACTCCAGCGCAGCTGCGGTGAAGTCCTCCGTCATGGAAAGGTCAAAACCGCCGTAGCAATCACGGCCCAGCAGGCTGTTTTCGTCAATTACGCGGTTGTTTCGCTTCAATACCTCAAAATCCACAAATTTGGCTTCGGCGTTGTTCGTGAATATGTTCAGCTGCTTGCAGATAAAGTCACTGCGTTCCTGGGGGATATGCTTGCATCGTTCCCAGTCACCCTTCAGCTGCTCCAGATCCAGCAGCACGCCGATGGAAGGATTAGCCTTGATCCACTTGCTCCAATCATTGACGTCATCTTCTGCGTCCAGTTCACAGATGAATGTAAACATTCTGTCGGCAACATCCTCGCGCAGCTTGCCGGGAATCATGGCGTCGGTGAACAGGGTATAAAAGTGCATCAGCGGACCGTCCAAAACCGTGCCCATGGTGGTTATGTATAGGGCAAGCGGCTGCCGGCGTTTGTTCATACCGCGCTTGATAACGTTGATCAGCTTGAAATTCAAAAAAGCATGGATCTCATCGAAGATGGCCATGCTTGGGTTCAAACCATCCAGCTTCCGGCTGTCGCTGGCGCGGTGCTGAATGGAGCCGTTTGTCCGGTCATAAAAAATCGCATTCCGCAGCACTCTGAAGCGGGATGCGATTTTGCTATTTTTAATTTGGGTTCCGCATTCGTTGAATACGATGCCGGCCTGCTCTTTGGAATTGGCCAAAAGGTACACATCGGCGCCGCGTTCATCATCCTTGCTCACGCCATATACGCCATTGCCGGATACCAGGGTAGACTTGCCGTTGCCGCGCCCGACGACGATCAGCCCTTCATTGAATCGTCGAAGCCCGGTTTCTCTGTGCACCCAGCCATAAAGGTTGGCTTCACAGAACACCTGCCAGTCCATCAGCTTGAAGCTGTCATAGTCACCCTTGGAAGGCGTCAGGTAACGCTCCATGAAGGTGATCGGGCGCTCAGCCTTTACCGGGTCAAATATCCATGGCCAGCTGGGGTCCTTTTCGCTGCGTTCCAGATCCCGGAAGAATCTTTCACAGGCCATCTTCACCTTTTTACAGGCGATGATATCTCCATCAAGAACCCCATGCGCATATCGGTGTACCCGTGCGATTATTTCAGAAGTTGTCGAAGCCTGCGTCATCTTCCAGATCGTCGGGCTGATCCTTCTGCTTAGCAATCAGGCCCAGGGCCTGCATCGTGCGTCGCTGCTGATCCGTGAGCTTCATAAGCATACTCACGCTCTTATTCTCGCGCCAGTAATTCTGGCGACCGTTCCGGGCCATTTCACCTAGACCGCGTTTGGCTATATCATCGCGCAGCTGCTGCTTCAGATCTTCATTGCGAACAATATCTGCAATCAGAATGGCATGCTGCGGTCGCAGCAAATCCAGGCCGCCCAGCTCTTCTGCCAGTGCATTAAAGCGCTGCGCAGCCGAAGCATTGCCCGGAAAATAATCACTGCCGGTCACCACTCTTGTGGAAGCGGCATTCGGATAGTTATCCACAGGGTTTTCCACAGGTCTATTCTCCTTTACACTTTAATGATCCGTACGCCAATGGGCGCTGGTGCAGCTGCGCTTGCCTGCGGCTGGCCCTTTTCCGGATGCCGTTTGTTGTGGCATGGATCGCACAGGGATATCAGGTTATCCAGCTGCAGTTCCAGCTCCGGGTATTTGTCGCGGGGCAGGATGTGGTGGACCATTACTGCAGCCCGCAGACGGATTCGTTCTCCACGCTGCTTGGCTGCCAAGCAGTCCTGGCATATGTAATGATCGCGGTCCAGGG